ATGTTCTGAGCCTTAGCAGCTTTAGAAAGGTCTTCCCACGTAATATCGTCTACAAGATCGTTAATACGTTGGAATCTAGGGTCGGCTACGGTGTCCATAGCCATAGTGTCATAGAGTCTATTCTTCTTAGGGGTCGCCATCACATTAGATTCCCAGCCTAAATCTTTGTTGCGGGTGCTAAGGGCAATAATCTGTGCCCCTGAAGCAGATGCATCAATTTCAACAGGTAACTGAGTCCTATAAGTAGATAACCTCTTTAGATCGCTGAGATCACCTCCTACGTGGTCGTTAATTCTTGCATACTCAAGAGCAAGCCGCATGAGCTTTGGGTGCTCTTCTGGATCCATCCCTACCACTAGAGGATGTTCCAAGGCACTTCTTATACGAGAATCTCTTTGAGTATTAGATTGGAGTAGTCTACCCAGTTCGAGTAGCTCTTTTCTATTCCGTTCAAAAATTGCAAACCTACCGGGGTTAGTTAACGCCTCGGTAGCAGGTCCAAGTAAAGAACCCACTTGCTCTTGAAAATTAACCCAGCCCCCTTCTCCCATAGGGGATACTTTCTTTGTGTTAAGGAAGGGCCTAACAAACTCTCCTCCAGTAGGAGTAAGGTATCCGTTAGCGTATATCCTTCCACGACCATCTATCTGATGGGAATTCTTAAAAGACTTGCCCCTATTAAGGTGCCACTTAACTGTTTCCATCATACCCAGCCCTTGATCTCCACGATCTAAGACTATCTGTCGGAACCCGTTAAGTTCGTCATACTTCTTTACATTCCCTCTAGGGTCTCTGAACCTTGCTAGGTCCAGCATAAAGGAACTAAATTCTTTATCTACTTCCCACTCAAAATTATTAGCGTGGTTTATCTCGTCTATCATGTCTCTATCAAGGTTTACTTTATCGTAGTTAGCCCCTGCTTTTCTGGTGATTACGGAATTACCAGTTACTGATCCATTTTTAGTTCTATAATGGCCGTGCCCGGGCAATGCTTTAAGCTCGCTATCTGAATCTATAATACCAATCCTTCTAGCTACATATAAACGCCTGTGCGCATCCTGAAGCGCAACCATCTCGGGGTCAATAATAGTTACCTCTCGGCTCAGAGTGTCTCTCCAAGGTCCTCCGGGTCTACCTGTCTCTAGATCATTAACTGCCCTTCTAGTAACTCCTCGGTAACCTAACTTTAGCTTACCTTGTTTCTCTAGCTGATTGAGCAGCTTTGATCCGACTTTATGATATTGCTTTGTAGTAGGCTTATTCTTAAAAGGAAGTATGAGAGGGTACTTGCCTATCTTGCCGTTCTTTAAAGAACCCTTCTCACCTATCATCCCTTTACCAAGAGTAATGGCAAGCGAATCGTAGTCAGTAGTTTGACCTTCTGCAATAGTCTTCATAGAACTTGCCAGAGAGTCTATCGCGGCACCATTCTTAATCTGGTCATCTAGATTCTCACGGAGAAATTTTCGATAAGCCCTATTAATAGAAAGTTGCTCGAGTTGCTTTTCAATGTATGCTTTTACATTCACCTTGTTCTTGAGCTTTCTTGTGTACTCTTCAACTAGCCTTTCAGTGGGTTCACCAAGCATTTTCTTAGTCCACCATTCACCTACTACACTCTCAAGCCATTTTCTTGGCTTTATGTCAGGTACAAGCTTGACGTTGAGGGGCGGAAAGAAGTAGGTACGCATTGGTGACCTCCCTGTGAAGTAAGCTTTACGAGCAAGCTTTCTACCAGCACTGTCTTTCCATCCATCGACAAACTTTTGGTTCTTGCCGATATCTTTTGCTAACTCGTCAAAACTAACTAACTTGCCTCCAATACTGATTTTAGCATCAGGGTCTCCAGAGGAAAAACCGTCAAACTTTCTTGACCTAGAGCGAGAGCGTCTATCAAGTATTCTTGACACGTTAACTACAGAGTTAACCATCTCACTTCTAACAACCGCTTCTAGGTTTTCCCAAGGCTGATTATAAGACTTTGCTTTGGGGTTGTAGTAGCGTTCAAAGTTAATACGAAGGTTCTCTACTACAGCTGTCTGTTGGTTAATAGACATAGTGTCATCAAGAGAGTTAGCAAAGTTTTCAATAAAGTCTTTTTGATCATTGTTTAGTATCTTACTTGACTTTAGGAAATCTAACCTCTCTTGGTAAACAAGGTGGTCTGGGTCATACAGCATAGTATTCCTAGACTCTCCTGTGACAGGGTCAATTACTTGTGTTCTCTTGTCGAAAACATTCTCTGCTCTGTTACGAGAAGTTGCCTTGCCTCTTAAAGAAGTACCTTTATAGTCTGTGAGAGCTAGAGATCCACCTCTGGAGTTAGCGTCTCTGATATAAAGCTCTCTAAGATCTTTCTGCCTATCTTTACTACGCATTAGCTCAGCGGGTTTTCTAGCCATTACTGTATCTTCTGCCTTGTCTATCATTTTAGCTTTAGTGAATATGCGCATGGTAGCTAGGTTATCCAGTCTACGCAAAGTAGCAATGTTTATCTTTTTACCCTTGTCACTGAAGAACTGCTTTAGCTTAAGCGAGCCGCTCTCAAACATTCTTAACCTTTCTGTGTCACCAGAGAAATGTCTCATCTTAACTTCTTGTGACTGTCTTCGAAGCCATTTACTGTAACTCTCTTTTTGAGGGCTACGTCCGTCTAGCTTTCTGAGTTCCCTTTCTGGTAGCGCTTTAAGAACTTTCTTTTTAATACGAGTGCTCTTAGTGGCCATTAACTCAGTATAAGATTTGGTTATGGGTACTATTGTTGAACGACATCTCCAGTGAAGAGGTGGGAGATGCTGTTTCTGGTCTATAGGGAATTCCATCCCATCTTTAGAAGAACATATCTGAGAGGTACGAGAGTCCAAAATAGCGACAAACTTATATCCTTTAATTAGCTCTTCGTTGTTTTCCATAGTAGCAGCTTGAGCCGAAGTAGCAGACCTAGTGATACTAGTTCTTACTACAGCATCTGCTTGGCTTTTAGTTAACTTAGTAGTTCTTACAATCTTACTAGTAATTTCTTTGTTAGTAAGACCTTTAGCAATACCGTTGTTGATAGTATTGTTTATGCGTTTCATCTCTCCGTTACCGATCTTAGAGAACTGTTTACTCAGCGCTCCACCATCGCCAATGTTAGGGCCTACAATAGACTCTAGGCTCTTATTGGTTCTTGGTTTACGAACTTTAAACACTTCACCTGCCGATTTGTCTAGGTTGTTAGTGTGAAACTCAAGTTGGGCGGCATCAAAGTCTTTAATGTGCCCTGAGACATTAGAGTTAATCTCTTTGGTAAATCTCTTTACCTCTTGACCGACAGCGTCCATAGCTACCCTTTTCTGGGCTGGGTTAGAGAAGTTAGTTTTCCTAACTGCCTTTCCCAATCGATCAGAATGTCTCTTTACTATTCTATTAGTTTCGACACCTACCTCGTTCTCAAAGAGACGAGACATGGCGGCATTGTCTACCGCCCTATCAAATATGTCATCGTTAATAGACATAGTTATTCTCCTGAACTAGCCTCATCAGATACGCTGGGCTTAGGTGCTGGAGCCACATAGTCCTTGAGCTTGCTGAAAGGTACATTAGACTCTCTATTGCCCTTCTCGTCTTGCACAACGCAAACGTCTGTTTTACCAGAACGACCTACAATAACTACTTTCTTTCCTTTATAACTATAAGATTTCATTTCTTTTCCTCTTGTTTTGGCTCAGGCTTGTTATCCGTTGGTTGAGGTTGATTCTGTGAAGCGTTAGCTACTGCTTCCATATCTAATTCCTCTACTTCTACTGGAGGACCCATAATGAGCTCATCCTCCATAATCTCAGTCTTAGCAACTTCATCATCATACTCCGGAGAGATAATGTCATTTGCTTTCATAATAGATAACCACTCTGAACGTGGAAGCTTACCTGTGTCATACCACTCAGTGATAAGACGTAACCAGTCTGCGCCTAATGGAGCAGGGTTAAAGTCAGCTGATAATTCAAAGTCAATCTCTGACACTCGATACTCTGTGTTGTATCTCCAGTTAATCATAGCAGTAACAATACGTGCCATAACGTTAGATACTTTAGCGTTAAGAGTTCCTAACTGTGCTGTTTGACCAGCGTTACGAATCTCCAGTGCTACACCAGATTGGTCTCGAACATCAGGTGTCATCATCCTAATACCCATCCGACCCATCTCAAGAACAGCAGAGTCAATCGCTCTGTCCATATCTTTAAGAGCATCAGTAGGGGTATCCAGAACGTCAATCTTCTCACCATCGCGCACTCTCAGCCAAGAGCCAAGGCCTGCGGATACAAGGTCCTCAAAGTCCTCATCTGCCATATCAGAGGCTACTACAGGGGTATAAGTAGCAGCACCGTACATCAAATGGTTTCTTCGGCTTAACTTGTTATAGAGAGCAACCTCACGGTTAATAAGAGGCATCAACAGAGGCTCTGCTGGGTCTACGTTACCGTTTAAAGGGTATACAGGTATCTCTGTTAAAGGTTTACCGTTGCTTAGAGGTACTTCTGTAGCTCTGAGCTCCCATCTGCCCTTAGCAGTTTCCACTGAGTAGTTCTCTCGGTAGTTACCTGCAATTACCTGAGTATCACTGGTAGTCTCATCAGAGACATACTCGTATGCCCTTATCTGATACTCGCCATTAGCATTAAGCTCATGTACCATTACAGCATCAACAAGCTTATCATGGAACTCATTCTCTGGGTCTGCTACTTCCATAGGTTGTCGAACGATAACGCGTATGAGGCCTTTCCTTCGAGTAACAGGGTGTGTAGCTTCTTTCCAGTTAATAATAGACTCACCTTTGTAGAGGATAGGAAAGGGCTTTAACTCTTTCTGTTGCTCTGGGGTAAGCTCCATGCCTTCAGGGACGTAAGGGAAAGATACTGCTACCCATGCCCTGCTGGTTATGATTTCTTCTTTAAGTGCTTCATCCAGAAAACCGATAAGTCCTCGACCGTCTCCGGTGAATCCTTGGGTAATCCAGTTCTTAGCGTCTTCTCGAATCTCTTCTGGTAATTCTACTTTAGGGGGTTTTCTTAAAAGACCACCTACAAGTGTCCTACAATACTGTGAACAAAGACCCGGAAGCTCAGCTTCTGCCTTATAAAAACAATATTGGTCCCAAGTCATTTTAGGAGAGAACGGGAGTAATAGATTACCGAAGGAGACTGTATCCAGCACATCATCATATGCCTTAACTGAGTCTTGCCCACCAATCACAGCCCTCGCTCGCTCATAGAACAATTTAAGTGATTCGTACTGTGGACTAGGGTCTCCTACAGATTTAACAGAGTTATTACCAACGTAGGTCACTCCATTTTGATTGTTTCCACCTTTTACGAACATATTATTGTTCTCCTAATTAGTCAGCCCGATACTCTTTAATCTTGTTTGCTGGAACGAAGAATTGTAGACCTGTATCTAAGCGCTGAAGGTAAACTCCACCATTAGGGTTTGGACCCCAAAACTTAGACAGCTTAATACCCTCAACTAACTTCCAGTTACGGGGGTCTTTAAGTGCTTCTTCCTTCTTACGGGCTTCTTCTCTTTTGTTAAATTTAACTCTGTTCTCTACATCAACCACTTGATTAGGGAAAGTCTTACGATGGTCAAGCTCTAAGCCTACCTCTGCTGCAATCTTGTCAAGGGTGTCTTGGTCTTCATTTTCAATAACTTCTCTGGGAATCATTTGTTAGTCCTCTTATATTAATACGCTTGTGTTTCGGATTGATCGGAGCGCTCCAGACTGAATAGGGTATAGGTATTCAGTAGCATACCTTATACCATCAGAGTGGTGCTCATCTCCATTTCTTTTATCGATAGTAGCACTATCGGGATTCCTTTCAGTCCATATGGTTCTTTCCATAGATCTGATAGTGTTTATTAACTCAGGTCTGAAGTACATATCTACATCGCCACGAGCATTCTTGAGCTTTCGGTTAACAGCATTAGCACTATCAATGATAGGCGGGTGCTTACGTCTAGCTCTGGTCTTGATGCCGTAGCCTTCAAGAATAGTAAAGTCAGTCCTGCCAACAGCGGCAGATGTCTTTCTTGCTCTACCTGAAGGGTCAGGGTAAGCTATGACTTCATGGTCTGGGTATCGTCGCTTAAGGGCGTTACACAATGCGTCAGTGTCTGGGTGTCCCATAAACTCATCCACAAAGTGCATTTGGTTCCCTCTTAAAACGAATATTGAACAGGCCATTACGCCGATGTTAAAGTCAATACAAGCATGAACCGTTTCTCCCGGTTGTAGCTTATCGATGTCAGATGTGACATGTGTCTTTCTGTCAAAGCAATAGAATACTGTTGTACCAGACTCATCAAAGGATGCTTCGTACTCACGGGCAAACTTAACAGGGTCTAGGGTAATCTTTGCTTTCTCAATTACACTGTCCATTAGAAATGGAGAGTCTTTGTAGCTGAAGTGATAAGACTTCCAATCATCATCCATTGATTCAAAGTTATACATATCGTAGAAGTAGTCGTGGCCTTTAGGGGTAGATATAGTTAAAGACCTACCGTCTACGGGCCATCGTGTAAGAATACAAGGTTGTATAACTGATTCCCACGCCTCCTGCGGGGTAGTGCCTGCGCCTTCCCAAGAGCTAATCTCATCTGATACGACAAAGTATTGTCCTGTACCACGCATCCGCTCAGATGCTTCATAAGACCAGACTCTTAGGTGAACCTCGGGGCCAAACCAGAATGTTCCGTTAGCTCTTGAACTTTTAGTAGACAGAGCTTCAAGTCCAAACTGGTAGGCCAGTAAAGGATAGTAAATATCCACTGCTTGCGAGAATGTTGGGGCTATAAGAGCCACGTTGCGGTTAGGTGTGCCTTCTGGTAAAGCCAGTAATTGACTTATCGCATTAACAGCACACGCCGCCGCAAAATATGATTTCCCGAAACCCCGTGATGCGCATACTACCGCATGACGACATTTATTATCAACAAACAGATCTCTGAACACCTGAGATTGACCCGGGTGTAATTCTATGTTGCTTGCCATTGTTTAGTCCTTATTTACAGTTAGCCACAAGGCGATAATCTAAGTTTAGTTCGGTACACTTATTCTTGTCCCATCTAGACTTGTCTTTATCCCATTGTGTTCTTGTTGCATCGTCTGGATCCCATTTAACTGCGGACTCAGCTGTTTCACTATCCCATAGGGCAGTGCCGTAAAAGTTATCAAACCAATCAGTGCCCATTCGCTCATCCCAGAAGGTCTCTTTATCCTTGTCACAGTTAAGGACATGGAAATCACCTCTATGATTAGCAAGTAGTATTACATTGTTTGGTTTTCTATCTGTATATCCACCAACATCCATACCGTTAAGCAGGAACACGCCAGTGCCAGACGAACCAGAAGGTGTAACTTGACACCCAGAGTTTACTTCTCTATCCCATTCAGTATAGCCACGCTTCCACACAGTTTCTCCATCATCCCAGTTAGTATAGCTAATACAGGGAACTAGGTTCTCGTAGTAGTTATCTCCGCTGTACCATCTGGTATCGATTATCTGATTCATATCGAATTCTTTCCAGATAGTGTTATCGTCATCCCATACTACTTCCTGATCGGAATCTCTGTATACTACTCCTCCAATCTCACCACCGCTTCCAACTTCAAAGCGTCCAGCGTTATCTATAGAGTAATCATAGTAGCTTACCGAAGTCATCTCTACTCTGAAGTGACCTGTCTCAGCAACCCAGTTCTGGTTAGAACCAGCGCCACTAACACGTAACTCTCCAGCATCAAATGCGATAGCATCAGGGTAGTCAGAGTTGTTAGTGTAACCGTCAACATCTTTTCCGGTAAGGATAAAGGTTGCGGGTTGTACTGTATCAGGCCTGATAGCGCAAGGCTTATCACCAAGGTATCGCTTATCCCATAGAGACCTGAAGGTATCCCAGTTAGTACTAGCGCTGTCCCACTTAGTATAGTCAAACTCACCACAGCGGAAGAACACATCAGAACCTGTTAAGGTATACTCAAGTGTCTTACCGTAGTCGTGGTCACCATACCTGTGGATAGCCTGCAGCTCAACTCGGAAGTGAGCGTTAGGTCCAGCGTTAAAGGTGTAATGTTTACTGTTAAATACTGCTCTCTGACCGGAGAGGATGAACTCACCTGTAGCAGCCTTAAAGGATTTAGCGTTACAGTCATACTTGACTATAAACTCGCCAGCTTCAGCAGATAGTGTTTGATTCCTATCTTGCTCAGTTGGTAATCCGTTAACTACAAATACAGTAGCAGCAGAAACACTCCAGTTAATACCTCTGTTAACTCTTAACCCAGCCGCTTTACCTCTAACCTCGAATATTCCAGATTCGAAGTATTTCTTAGCTTCGGCTTTGCCGTAAGAGTTCTCACCTGTAAGAACATAGTGAGTAGGTTTAACTGTTCTTGTAATGTTTACATTAGTGCCAGCGTCAACACCATCTACTACAAATGTAGCGGCTTCTAAAGAAGGTTTGAGTAGACCTACACTGCTGTTGTAGCCAGTTAGGGTAAACTCACCCGCTTCAGTGACCTTCAGTGTAGGATGTCTATCTCTGGAGGCATCTTGCCCTTCCAGATTAAACTCGCCTACTCTGCTGATGTGTCGCTGTTGCCTATTGGTATCGTAGCCTGTTAATGTGAAGCTAGTACCAGATAGGTCTTTAAAGTAATGGATTCCACTACTAACACCATCAAGAGTGAACACTCCAGTGTTAGCGGTTAGACTTCTATGGTCTTCTCGTAGAGCATCTTGCCCTGTCAGTATGAAGGAACCGACTTCAGTGCCGCCTCCAATTTTAGCTTTAACATCCATACCTGTAAGGGTGTAAGATGTGCCGTCAACATAATAAATCTTATGGAGTGTAGTTTCTGAAGGTTGACCAGATAACTTGAAGTGTCTGGGTTGTGCCTTAAGGAGTCTATCTCTTTGTATATTAATGTCTTGACCAGATAAAGTAAACAATCCAGCGCTGGTGTGACCACCAACAGAACCACTGGCGTTATTGCCTGTTAGAGTAAAGATACCAGTTTCTGGGGTAAGTCTGTAAGGTATAGTGTTAATGAACTCAACATCGTTACCTGTCAGAACAAAGGCTCCTGCGCCTGCTTTAAGGGCGTATCCTCTGTGCTTACCTGCTTTATTACCTGTCAGACGGAACTTATTACTTCCGGAGTATTTAGCTAAGTTGAAGCTGGTGTAGATATTGTTACTATCCCACCACTCGGTATCTAGTCCGTCATCTTCCTGCCATATTGTTGTATTGTCATCCCACTCGACTTCTACTTCTTCATCTACAAAGAAGTTACCTGTCCCTAATGAGAAATGAGTGTAATCGTCAGATTCAGCATCCATTCCTGTAAGGATAAATGTAGCGGGTTCTGGGTGCAAACAACGGAGCTTGTGTGTATCCCACCAAGTTTCTCTTACGTTGTGAGTATCCCATTCTGTATTCTTAGGTTTATGTGTATCCCATTCCGTTGGGTTTCTTACACAACCGCCTTGTACGTATTTACCTTTGCTCTCGCCTCCGTTAAGGTTAAAGGTAGGTGTATCCTCTGGTGTAGCGTCTAGTATATGGTCTATTGGACCGCGCTGATACCAGTAGACCTCTGAGGGTCTTCCTTTAAACTTGAAGCTTCCTGCTTCTAATGAGGAGAATGCGGTTAGTCTTAATGAGGCGCGGATACCTGTTACAGTAAACACACCTGTCTTTGTTCTCTTACCTATATTATCGTATAGGATTTCAACAGGTTCTACGTTGAACTCACCTGTGCCAGCGTGTAGGGTACGACCCCATCCTGCTGTTTGCCCCTTTGATACGAAGTAGCCTATAGCTACAAAGTCATACCAATAGGTCTTTTCATACTCGCCTGTTCCCTGTCGGTCCCAAGCAGTATCTATTGTGTTAGTTGTGTCCCATGGAGTTATACCTTGGTCCCATGGGGTGAAGGATTCTATCTCATCCCACCATTCTGTATAAGTTCTATTATCTTCTTCCAGCCACATCCCACAGGCACCGCCTGCTTCTAACCAGTATTCTTTATGTTCTTCTTTTCTGCCAATCCTGAAGGTTACTGTAGGTCCTGTGACCCATAACTTAAAGGTTGGGGGCTCGAGGCGCATATGCACCCCATTATCCCAATGTGTTTCTTTCTCGTCTGACTCTACCCATAAGGTAGGTGAGTTGTCTTCATCCCATATAAAATCAGATGAGACTAAGGGGTTCTTGAGTAATCTCGCAGAACCCCCCGAGTATACTAATGAACCACCTTCGCATAGAAGGCTATATATCATATATGGCTCCTTTAGTATTTAGTTTTATTTTCTTGGCCCCAATCTGTATAGGATCTGTTGCCAACTCACAGAGCCTCCAGCTTCATCACCTCCTCCTAAAACACTGAAAGATAACTTCATAGGCTAAATT